TTTGAAGTTACAGAATCTTGGCCCAGATATTTAGTTGTAGGCGAAGCTCGAACCGCTACTGATGGCGTTGTTCCAGTAGAGGAGGGGTCTAAAGCAAAGATCGGTCAATTTTTACGAATACATAGAAACAAGCCATTTGAACGCAGATCAGAACTGGAATATGATTTTTATGTAGATTTTAATGGTGCTAACATAATAAACCAAGTTGGCAACAATAGCGGAACATCTGAAGTATATGTAACTTACAAAAGAGAATTTACTCCCTTTTTAGGATATGAATCTTCTCCAGGTGTTAAAAGTGTTCCTAATGAATTTTTTTATTACTTAGCTCACGGATCATATGCAGACTTTTTAAGAATGGATGGTCAAACAGAAAAAGCTATAATCGAAGAGGGGATTGGAGAAAAATATTTAGATATAGAATTATCTAAGTTAGAAATACTCACTAACAATAATACTGTTGGCAAAAGAGTGTCAACTTACGTTAACAAACAAGCAAGGTAAAATTAACAACATATAACTATGGCAAGTTCAAGAAACAATATACTAGAATTTAGCTCTGCTGGGTCTACTATCGTGGATAGTTCATCGGGTGCAACTTCTGGAGAATTTGGAGCTATTCAGTTTCTGAAAGATTCTACAATATCTGCACTAACAGCACCAAACTCTAGTCAAGGCAGAGTTACGGACGCAAGTAAATTGCTTACAACTTTTACCGCTGGTACAATTCTTTATGGAAGTTTTACCAGCGTTACAATTAGTAGCGGTTTAATAGCAGTTCATAATGTCTAAAAATGAATGGCACTCTTAATGCCTCTTTGGGTAGACCTAAATTAACAGGAGACAGCAATATTCTTTCGCTTGCTTCTGGGGCTTCTGCGTGGGGTCTTAGAGCGATGAACGGAGGTAACCCTCGGGCTATTAAAGTTCGTCGTAGCACAGGTGGATCACGAGATTTTTATACTTCGGAGCTAGAAAATGGCGAGCTTTTATCTTGGGTAACTGCTAATAGTGGAACTGCTGATGGTTTTGTAGACATTTTATACGATCAAAGTGATAGAGGATTTCATTGGTACAAAGATCCAGATTTTAATGCTCCAAAAATAGTTATAAATGGAGCTTTATCTACAGATACTGAAAACAAATTAGCCATAAACGGGAATGGTGCAAAGTTAAGGCTTGGCCCCAACAGTAACACCGACAATTTAAACTTTTTTTCTAGCGACGGAACTTGGTCTTTGTTTCTTGTAACCGATTTCCCAAATTACTCTGGAGCAACAAACTCAAATGTTCAAATTATTCATTTTGAGTCAAAAACAAATGGTGGAGCTAACTCTCCAAGAAAACCAGTTATAGCTTGCAACAAGTCTTTTAATCAACTTACAGTTGCTCAGCCTACACAAACAGTAGGAAGCGACTCGACGGGTAATATATTTTTGCCGACTTACCCCGGAGAACAACTATTTTCTAACTTTGGAAATCCTGCATTGTCAGCCGACAATAACGAAGGATTTCTTGATGGTGCAGGCAAGGGCGGGACAGGTCACGCTTTTTCAAATGATGCAACTGCGGTCAATACTGACACTACGGCTGTTAGCCATAAAAATATATTGTTTATGCCGACCGAAACTGGCGTAACAACTTATTTAACAGCATTAATATATGCCCCTTCATACATTTATGCTGAAAAATTTAACATCGAGACGGAATTAATAAATTTATACGATCTCACTATTTCTAACTATGATCCAAGAGACTTTAGATAAAATGTAATTATGGACGGGGTAATCAGAGGAGCAGTTGGATCAACAGGATTTTTTGCCTGTATGGAGCTACAAAGTGTGAACAGTATTGTTAGCCTAGTTGTAGGAATAGCTACTCTCATATTTTTAGGTTTATCAATTCATAAACTATTAAAAGAACTTAGAAACAAATAATGCCCAACATTAACGACAACACTAGCATTACTATACCTCTACGAAACTTGTTAGCACTCGTAGCAGGTACTGCTATAGCTGTAACTGGGTATTTTCACGTTACAGAGCGAGTTACAATGCTAGAACACGACCAAAATATGGTGATGCGTGATGTGGAAGCAAATAGTAAATGGATTGTGGATTGGGAAAAAGAAGGATTATTGCCCGCAGACATTATACAAAACAACAAAATAGAATTTTTAGAGGAGCGTGTAAAAAAGCTAGAAGAGGAGATTGAAGCAAAATGACTACTGAACTTATAGCAATGTTAGGCGGTGGGGCTTCTGGATTTATATTCAAGTTAATAGGTCAGCTTGTATCTAATCAAGCTGCTGTTACAAACGCTATGATTAAGAAGCAAAAGGCTGCCGATGAAAGCCACCAGAAAGCCTCTACAAGGGGCGGTGAGTGGGTCAGGAGGGTCATAGTATGCACAGTCCTCTTCGCGGTCGTTGTAGCCCCCTTTTTGTTGGCTCACAGCCCAGAGGGAGTGACAGTCGGACAAGAAACATCTAAGTTCTTTGGATTATTCAAAGGAATCGAATATCAAACACTTAACGGATACTTAATATTACCTGAAATTAGGCAAACTGTTTTAGCCATTGTAGGGTTTTATTTTGGATCATCAACAATCAAATAATGCACGGAAAAAAATGTAACTGCGGTAAATCCAGCACTATGCCAAGGTGCGATGGAAGTTCTCACAATATTAAACCACGCAATCCTGGTAGTGGTAAAAAAATGTCACGAAAGAAAGTAAAATAATGCCAAAAGACGCTTGTTATAAAAAAGTCAAAGCTAGATACAAGGTATTCCCATCTGCTTACGCTAGTGGGGCTATTGCCAAATGTCGTAAAGTAGGAGCATCAAATTGGGGCAACAAGTCCAAGAGGAAAAAAGTATAAATGGCGGTAAGAAAGACAAAAGAGGGTCTAGCTCTCAAGAGATGGTTCAAGGAGGACTGGAAAGATGTCCGATCGGGCAAGCCTTGTGGCAGACGGAAGGGCGAAAAGCGAGGAACGCCTTATTGCAGACCATCCAAGCGTGTGAGCTCAAAGACTCCTGTTACTGCCTCAGAGATGTCAAAAGGAGAAAAGCGTTCAAGAATTTCACAAAAGAAAAAGCTGGGTCAACCAGCTGGTAAACCAAGAAGAGTAAAATCAATAAGGAGAAAATAGATATGCCAAACGTAGGAGGAAAAAAATACCCATATACAGCACGAGGAAAAGCAATGGCTAAAAAAGCAGCCAGAGCTATGCGTCCCGCAAAAAAAACTATGCGTAAACGGAAATAATGGCTCGACTCGACAAGAGTAAAATGCCTTGCAACAAGCCCCGCAGACAAATATCTGGGGGCAAAAAATCTGTTGTAAAGGCTTGTCAGAACGGCAAGGAAAAAATAATTCGATTTGGCGATGCCAATATGAGCATCAAGAAAAGTAATCCAGATCGGAAAAGGTCGTACTGTGCTCGGAGTGGAGGGATCAAAGGAACTAAAAATAAACTGTCGGCTAATTACTGGTCACGCAAAGCTTGGAAGTGTTAAGATATGCCTCGTTATTCTGGATATGGAGCAAATGATGCTAAGATTATCGAAGAACTCGATTCTGGGTATATTGGCTTTAACAATAGGTTTAGACCTGACCAGTTAAAACCGGGTATCCTTGCGGATTCTCAAAACGGAAGGATGGACTTAAATGGAGAATGGCAGTCAAGAAAGGGAATAGATGTTGTTACTAGCGAGCTTGTTTCTGGAACTACTGGTCTTGTGCTTAATTTTGTTCTCGACGATACTAATCCTACTGCGAATGAGATAGAAAACAATGCTGCCCCTAGGATATGGGCATCTTGTGCTTACTCTGACCCAAACCAAGAAGAGAGTGAATACATAGTTGTAGCTCAAACAACAGAGGCGGTAGCAAGTGATCTAGCAAATAAAACTGCTACTAAAGTTGCTTATCCTCCTAGCTATAGGTTATCTCAAATATCATTTTTGTTGCAAGCTTTTGACAAAGTAATTTTATTTGTTGAGGGCAGTACAGCGTTAGCTTGGGACGGAGATTTTAATGCAATAACCGCTGGAAGTTTTACAGCTGGTAAAACATATAAGATAGGGAATCCTGGATCTACAGACTTTACAGCGATTGGTGCATCAGATAGCGTTGCTGGAACAGTATTTACTGCTACGGGAGCAGGGACTGGTACAGGTACTGCATTTTCTGGATTTACAAAAGTTGATAGTGGAACTTATGATCAACCTCAAAGGCTTGGAGATGCTGGCAACAACACAACCATTACAAACAATATTGTTTCAGTTTTGTCTACAGCTCACGGATTAGCTGTAAACGATGAAATTGTTGTGTTAGATGCAGGTTCTACCGATTTAGTCGTAGGAGAAAGATACTATGTGAGGGAAGTAACTGATGCAGATAATTTTAAATTTTTTGCACAAAAAAACGACGCTACAATTACTCAAGCTCATTTTACTAAACCAGTATCACAAGGTATAGGCTACATACATATGCCTGCTCCACCATTTGGGGTATATCACGGGGGCAGATTAGCTGTGCCATATGAGTACAGCGTAAATGCTTCTGTTGATAGTTTTACGGACAGAAACGTAAAAGACGAAATAATATTGTCTAACGGATTAGATATTAATACTTATGACGACGTTCCTAACACTAAACGATTAACAGCTGGTACTGCTGACTACATAGTAGGGCTTCATTCTTTCTCGGACGATCAGTTACTAATATTTAATAGAAATAGTATACACACCATTACTAGCACAATAAATATACCACAAGCTAGAACAAGCCTTGTAACGGAAGAGGTTGGATGTGTAGCTAGGGACAGTATAGTCCAAATTGGAAACAATTTGTTTTTTCTGTCTGACAATGGGGTTTATGGTGCTTCGTTTCAAGATTTATATAACCTTCGAGGCAACGAAGTTCCTTTGAGTGAGTCTATAGATAAAACAATACAACTTATCAATAGAGACATATGGGACAGATCTTCTGCTGTATATTTTGACAACAAATACTACATTGCTGTACCCGTAGATACGATTAATCTCGATGGCACTAGAACAACAGCCACAACCAATAATGTTGTTTTAATTTATAATTTTCTTAACAAACAATGGGAGTCAATAGACTCAGTTAGTGGTTTTGATTTTGAGAAGTTACTTGTTACTGGGAGAAAAGAAAATCGAGGAGTTTATTCTGTAAATAGATTTGGCGGAGTACACAAGTTAGAAGCTAGACAAGATGGGGTAGACAGAATATGTGCTGATCCATCTGCATCTAATACGATTATATCTCAACCAATAGACGCTAGTTTGAGTACTAGAGAGTTTACTTTAAATACCATAGACAGGAAGAAGTGGAATAGTTTTGAAATACAAGTAGAATCAGATGCTATCAATACGTCAGATTTTAACATTTTGGCTGAAACTTCTAATATAGATTACAATTTAAATTTAGGCAGTTTAGCCTCTCGGTTGGGCAATGCACCTCTGCCATCTGGAGAAGATGTTTCCATACGTGGTAGAATAGGTAATAGTAGAGCTTACTCAATTCAATTTACTATAAACAACATATCTGGAAGACCTAGAATAAAATCACTAAAAGTTTCTGGCGGAATATCATTTAATTCAACTAACAAGGCAATATAATGGCTGACATATTATCACTTCAAACCCCATATTCTGATGGGGAAACTGTAACTTCTGAAAATTTAAACAACTTGGTTAAACAAGCTTCGTTTACCGACGCTGCAGTAGATGGTGTTACGACCCAACTTTCGGGCAAACAAATAATTGTATGTGACACCGCAATAACAAAACAAAAACTGGCAGTTCCTATGCAGGGAGCACTTGAGCTTACAGGAACAGCTTACATAGGTGGAGATAAAACTGGAGCAACTAGAGGCGACGAAGCTTTGGATATACAAAGCGACAGGGGAGCTAATACAGAAAACGTCGCTTCGGGAACTAGGGCTGTAGCCATAGGAAGAAACAATATAGCTTCTAACTCCAACAGTATAGCACTAGGGCAGTCCGTAGATTGTACTGGTGAAAATGGAATAGCTATAGGATCTGTAGCAAAAGCTACTCAGTTGCGTTCAATAGGCATAGGGTCTGTTGCTCGTGCTATTGGAATCCAAGGTATTGCTATAGGTAATAACAGTCTTCAATCTGGAACAGCCTCAATAGCAATAGGAAATAATACGCAGGCTGGAGCTTCATATAATGTAGCTATCGGAAATGAAAGCGAAGCCACAGGGACTAATACAATAGCGGTCGGCAGGAATGTTAAAAATACTGGAGCAGAAGCAGCTGAGTTTGGTGCTTTTACTGGTGCTGGAGTCAGAGCTGGATCTGTAAGAACGCAAACTAACAATTCCGTTTCTTTTACTATGAGAAGCTCTAGCGTAGTTCCCATAGATGGCGGAGCTACAGCAGGATCTGAAACTAATGGATTTCTTGGAAGAGGTATGTACACAATACAAAGAAGTGGTGCAGGTGACGGAATTACTCTTTATTACAACGATGCTGGCACAATAAAAAGTCTAGCACTTGGAACTTTATCATAACACTATGACTGGCCCAGAAAGATACGCTTACAATAATTACATTCTTACCCAAGAGGGTAAAGAATTAGCTTCAAATGTTGGTGAAGCCATAGTAAATATGACTGTACCTGCTGGGCCTTATGGTATTAGCAACGCTGACCAAGCCTTTAACAATATAGCAAATATTGTTACTGAAGGCGGGTTAGATGGTATGGCAGCGGCTGACTTTATAGTTAATACTGCTGAGGGATATTTAGGCAGAGACTTAGTCAATCTTCCTAATGCTGGCAATCTAATACATAACACTTATAAGACGTTTGTACCAGAAAAGGCAAGACAAGCTATGGAAATAGATGGCAAGACGAGTTTTGCCATAAATGTAGCGGCTACAGCTGCTCAATTAAATCAAAGTCTTACGCAAGCTGAAGCAACACTTATCAAGCAAGTTCCTGGCATATTGGGGGCAAACAGAGAATCTCCAACTGCGGCAAACAGGCAAGGCTTTAACATTACGGATAGTCTTTTTCGTAATCCAGATTTGGCTCAACAAGTTAGATTTGGAACTCCTGAAGTCTCTCCAGAAAGGGCTGCACAATTACAACAAGCTTACGAAAATGTAGGTCTAAATTGGTCTGAATATGCTGAAAGCGATGCTGGTTTTCTACAAAAGATAGGACAATTTGTTGGTGACCTAAAAGAAAAAACTAAGGTTAGTGCTCAAGATATTGCTTTTGCATACCAAAAGAATTTTGGAGGATCTATACAACAAGGAGCAATAGCATCAGGTGTAAGCAATCTTGTAACAGGAACTGTGGGTAATACTGCAATACCTATGGCCCCACTTATTGTTTTTGCAATGGACGCAGTTAGCGAAGCATTGCTACCTCAGTCCCCCGGAGAACTTGCTGAATTTTTAGCAGCTCGTGGTTATGACACTAGCGATGTTGGATTAGGAGATATATCAGTTGTTGACGGAAAAATAGCAGCTCCAGGAGATCCAAGGTTTAACTTACCAAATGTTTTAGATGGAGGGGTTGGAGAAATTTTAAGTTCTGTTGTAGACAATGCGTTATCTGGCATACCATTTGGCGTTGGAGATTGGCTATCTAATACGTTTGGTATATACGATCCTGCAAATAATAATGAATTTGGGAGAGAGCCTACGTTAGCTGAAATTAGAGCTCATAACGAAGAAGTATATCAGGCTCACTATGAGAATATGGCTCGTTTGTATTTAGAAATGACACCTGAAGAGGCTCAAGCGTTTCTAGATAGCCGATTTGGTGGTAATGGCCCATACCCTTACGATGGCGAAAGTTACGAAGATTTAGTAAAAAGAATTGATGAATATTATAATGAGGTTTTTCCTGAGCAAATAGAAAGGACAAGGGATACAAATACACAAAACCAACAAGATACTGCACAAAACCAACAAGATACTGCACAAAATCAGCAAGGTAGTACACAGGACGACGCAGGCGGGTTAATAGGCACAGGAGACAATGCAACCTCGCAAAACCAAGGAAATATAATGGATATTATGGACAATATGACTGCCGCTCAACCAATGGGTTATCAAGATTACTACCAATATATTCAAGATAATCCTCAACTATTCCCTGAAGCTCAATATCTAGACGTTAAGTCCCTAAGGGAGCAGCGTGACGATTTACTGGAAAGAATAAACCAAGAGCAAATTAGGCTGTTTGGAGGCGATCAAGGCCCTGGTGCATATAATGAAAGTGATGCACTTGAGGGAGTAAATACAATGGACGAACAGGTATATCTTGATGCCATAAAAGCTTATGACGATAGAATGTTTGCTACACTAAGAGCTTTGCAGGAACAATATCGAGCACTTGAAGAACGAATAAAAGAAGAAAACTACAGAGAGCAGACGAGAGATGCGGAACATCAATATTACTTAGATTATATAGACAGCTTTGATTATTTCCCTGGTCTGTCTACTACGCAACAAGGTGGTTCAAGTAATTTGCCTGATGACAATGTAGATGATCGTGATAATGCAACAACAGATACAGATAGACCAAGACGAAAAAGATTTAATCCTAGCTACAGCCCAGAACGCACAGATGAAACCCCTCACGAGATTACGTTAGATGATGGTACAAAAATGTATACCAATGATGACGGGTTGTTAGTACACGAAACAACATACGCTGGAGGAGAAATAAAATATGATCCCGAAACTGACACATATTATCCCGACTTTAGCAATCTTGAAGGCCCTGGTCGTGATAATTCAGCTGGTCTTAACACCACTCCAGGCTCTGCTTTATCTAACCCTAATCCTGAAGGATTACCCCCAGCTGACCAGCCTGAAGATGCTGGAGGTGTAGGTTCATCTGGAATCATTACTCAGGATGAGGAAGACGATGATCTTCCCGACGACGATGATCGTCCAAATCTACCCACATACTCAGGCGGAGGCGGCTTTGTAGACCAAACTACTGGAGAAAGAGATTCACGAACGGATGATGTCGAAAAAGGATTTGAAGATAGAACCGACATTATTAAAAATTCTGAAGAGCTGAAGCTGTATAGTGATACAGTTCAAGGCCCGTTGACCAAAGGTATGCCTGACGGAGAAGCGGCAGAAGTAGGCTATGAGCAAGTTCGAAGATTGCAAAATGGCGAACCGCTTATAGGAGAGGAAGGGGCTGAGGAGTTTCTTACTACAAATCAAATAGGGGCAATTTACACCGAAGCCTTTAACCAATTCAAGAGAGACAACAGAGGCAACCAAATAACTGATATGGATGCAGCCAGAGCCGCATCTAAGGTCGTAGAGGAGAGAACAGGCATTCCAGACTGGCATTTGGGAAATAGGGAAAGACCCGGCGATCAAGGTCAAGATAAACAAGATGAACAAGAAACTGTTGCTACAGGGTCGATTGTTGATTACTCAGAATCTGTATATGAGAATACTTATGCGGATGCTATTGCATCTGGGGCTACAGAAGAGGAGGCAAGAGAAGCAGCTGAAGCAGCTCGTGACGCTTATCTAGCAACGGGAGATCTAGAATCAGAAGTATTTGAAACGGCATATAGCGATGCTACAAGCAGAGGTTATGACTCATCAACTGCAAGAGAGATAGCTGTAGAAGCACGGGAAGCTGCAGAAAGGGGTGAACCATATGATTTTAACAATATAGTCCAGACAT